AGATGAAGAAATAGACGCCATCATCAAAGATTTGAAAGAAGGTAAAATAGACCCCGCATCTGCAAGATTGATTATAGACACAAAAAAATGGAAGGCATCAAAGTACTATCCTAAAATGTTTGGCGAAAAAGTGGATGTCACTTCTGACAATAAGGCTATAAAAGTTGACCCAATCAATATAGTTATAGATGGTAATTCTATTTCTTTGAAATGAATTTTGATCCGAACAGCTTATTTTATTACATGGTAAAAACATACCATGAAAAAAAAACAGAAAAAAATAAAATTATATTTTGTAACGAAGGAGGCAGTCGATCGGCAAAAACGTATGATGCTATTCACTTTATAGTTGCATTTTGCTCGCAAAATCAAGATAAACCGATACCATTACGTATTGGTTTTTTTCGTAATACATTGAAGGATAGCAGAGAAAAGTTGTACTATGATTTCAAGACATGTTTAAAAATTATAGGTATTTTTGATAGCAACAACGCATTCAAAGAAAATCAAAGCCCTGAGTACTATTTATATGGTAATAAAATCGAGTTTAGAGGATTGGATGAAGATACTGAGCAAGTTGGATATGATATTGTTTTTGTGAATGAAGCATTAGAGATAGACACAGAATCAAAGATTTCAGGCTTAAAAATGAGATGCAGTAAGCTTATGATTTTTGACTGGAATCCAAAATATACCATACATTGGATTTTCGAATGGGAAGGTAGACCAGACATTTATTTTACAAAAACAACATACAAAAATAACAAGCATTTAACGCAATCAATCATAACCGAAATTGAAAGCGAAAGCCCATGGCATTTAGATGATTTGCATTTGCCTAAAAACGAAAGACGACCACACATTAATAATCTTAAAAATAACACTGCAAACGAATGGCATTTTGAAGTTTATGGCATGGGGATGAGGGCTAATAAATCGGGCTTAGTATTTCCGAATGTCAATTGGATAGAATCACTTCCTGAGTCATATGATGTGAAGTACTACGGACTTGATTATGGGTTCACAAATGACCCAACAGCACTTACAGAAATTCGAGTAAAAAAGAATGCAGAAAGTGAAAAGATAGATGTATATTGCCGATTGTTGATTTATGAGCCAACTAAAGACGCTGATGTATTGATGAAATTAATAAATGCAATTGACCCTAAGATTAAAGAATTTCAGATTTGCTCCGATAGTGCGGACGGTGGTTTTATGATTTCCGACTTAAGAAGGAATGGTTATAATATAATAGCTGTTAGTAAGCCAGCTGGAAGCATACTATATGGAATCGATTTGATTAATAGAGTAAATTTACACATAGTTAAAAATAAAAATGCGGTTGCAGAGCAAGAGAATTATTCATACATGACAGTCAATGGTATAGCGATTAATGAGCCGGTAGACAAATTCAATCACATGTGGGATTCAATCAGATATGTTTTTATGACATTAATACGCAGATTTATTTTAAAAAATTAGTTAATTTGTATCGATTATTAAAATAATTAATATATTTGAATAAAAATACGATAAATGGCATTTAACTTATTTGGTTACGAGTTATCGAAGAAAAAAATCACAACAGATAAAAATGGCGTTGTGGTAATAAACTCAAGTCCTGAGGATTCATACGACTTTAAATCATTTGAACAAATGTATATTAATTGTCCATATCTGAGGGCAATCGTTGATTATAAAATGTCATGTTTTTCATCGTTCAAAATTCGTCAGTATAAAAAAGTAAGAGATGGAGAGGATGAAGAACAATTTAATACCAAAGAACTAAATTATTTATTAAAAGCAAATCCTTTTGAATCTATAAACAGAGTACTCGCAATGGCAATGTTTAACGAAACAGCTTATGGGGTCACGTACATTAAAGGAGTCAGGGGATTATATAATGGTTTTGAGAACACAAAAGCATTGTACTGTTTGCCTTCAAATCTTGTTGAGGTAAAATATAATGATGTTAATATAAACATATACAATAAGTTTGACATATCCCAAATAGTTAATTACTACCAATTTAACGACAATACTACAGTCGAAAGAATAGACAGCGAATATATAATCCACAAAGATGTAAGTAACTTAGTATATGATTCTAATATCCAATGCGATAGTGTTTTCACGTCAATAAAGGAAAGTGTATCTAATTTAATGTACATTCAATCATCTAGGGGGATTTTAACTCGTAATCGTGGACCATTGGGAATGTTGAGCCCTTCACCTAACAATAAAGATGCTGGTGGAGTTATTCCTATTTTGGATACAGACAAAAAAAAGATATACGAAAAGTACAAACAACTATATGGGTTAAAGCCAGGACAAAGTACAATAATTATTCCTGATGTTCCAATGGTATGGCAGTCAATGACATCTAACATCAAAGATTTATTATTGGATGAATCGGCATTACATGAATTTAATATAATTTGCGATATATTAAATGTTCCACGTGGTATTTTTGACGATAAAACAGCTTTTAATAATCAAGTAAATATTCAAAAGAAATTTTATAACGACATCATAATCCCGTATGCAAATGAGTGGGCAAAGATATTAACCGATAAGTTCAATTTAAAAGAAAGCTATTTCGTTTTAGATTATTCACATATAAGTTGCTTGCAAGATGATTTAAAAGACAAAGAAAATATTGAAAAAACAAAAACAGATAGATTGATTAATCTTTATAAATTAGGTGCTATCAGCTTAGGAGATATGAAAACAGAACTTGGATATATAACTGAAACAAAAGACTTTAAAACATATTACAATGAGTCAAATTGAATTTAAGAATTTCGAAATAAAACAAATAGATCTCAATGATACATCAAATGAGATGTTTATTGAAGGATATGCGTCAAATTTTGGCAACAAAGATGAAAAGCAAATGACATTTATTCCTGATATAATGGATTGGATGCCGTGCAGCGACATCGTTGTTAAAGGGGCTTTTAAAAAAACAATTTCTGAAAGGAAAGGACGTATTGCGTTTTGTAAAAATCATGATATTGATGATGCAAAAGGGAAGATTGTCGAATTAAAAGAAGATGATAATGGGTTATTTTGTCGCATTAGAATTTCAGATGCTGAAAATGAACTAAAAATAAAAATCAAAGAGGGAATTTATAGCGAATTTTCAATAGGATTTAAAACAATAAAAGCGACTTACGAAAAACAAAAAGATAATAGTTATATCAGAAATTTGTTAGAAGTAAAATTGTATGAAATATCTATTGTTACAATAGCGAGAAATGAGAGAAGTAGAATTACGGATATAAAATCAATACAAGATATCAATACTATTATTTCTGATATAGAAAAAGAGACTAAAAATGAAAACATACACAATAAATTATTGAGATTAAAATCACTATTAGCAGTTGAGCCGGATGACATTTCACTCAAAAGCGAAAAGCCGACTAAAGAGATAATTAATGTGTTTGACTTTGACTTTGAAAAATAACAATTAAATTATTAAAAATGAAAAAAATTAATCTTGAAGGGTTAGAAGGCAAAGCCCTTGAAACAGCTACACAGTATAATTCAATTATCGATAAAGTGGTTGGATTGGAGCAAAAAAGTGAAATTATAGCAAGTTTAGAAAACGAAATAAAATCGTTAAAAGCTGCTAATGAAAGTAATGAGTACAAAAAACAAATTGAATCACTTGAAAATGCGTTTGCGTCACGAGTAAATGAACTTGAAAGTAAAATGAACACAAAACAAAATTCTGAAAGAAAATCCTTAGCACAAGGAATTTTAGATTTCTTTGAAACAAAAGGAATCAAAAGTATCGAAGACGTTAAAAAATTCCTAAAATCATCTGATAAGGAGATGGAGTTTAAAGCCGATGTCGATAGTACAGATTTTACAGGAGGTGTAAATCGTACCATTTCACCGGTTACACCACGTTTCGCTCCATTACGCCCGATGGCATTTATTCCATTTGCAAAAACAGTTTCTGTTGGTGCTGGGAAAAATAGATGTATGTGGATACCAGCAAGTTACACATCAAATGTCGGATATGCAGGCGAAGGTAATGCAGCTACAACAGCAGATACCGCTACAGCAGTTGAAAAATATAGGGAATTTGCCAAAGTCGCTGCTAAGATGACAATTTCAGCCGAAACATTCGAAGATTTGCCATTATTTGCCAATCAACTTGCTATGCAAATGCAAGAGAACGCATTAATTTTTGCCGATGGTAAAATGTGGGATGGCGATGGAAACGACTCAACACAACCCAAACACATTTATGGTATCAAAACAAATGGTATCACTGCGTTCGATGCGGATTTAGTTCCTGACGTGGATAATGCTAACATAGCTGATTTAATTGATGCTTGTGTTACACAAATAAAATTATCACACTACGCAGCAAATGCTGTTTGGGTGTCTCCTGCTTTAGCTTTCAAAATTCGTAGAATGAAAGATAAAGACGGTCAGTACATTGTTAAAGAGTTAGTAACAGGCGAAACCGTTATTTCTGGAAATCTTAAATTGATTGAAACAGAAGTATTAACTAATAATGAAATGTTAGTAGGTAATACTAATGCAATTCAATTCTGGATTAAACGCAATTTCATTCTTAAATTTGGACAATTTGGAGACGGTGTAGAAACAGACACATACAAATCAGTTCTTTTTGCTCGCGTTCAATCAGTAGTTGAGGACGAAGATAAAAAAGCACTTGTTTACGTTTCAGATGTAACAAGTTCAGTAGCTGCTATTAATGCTCTAAATTCATAGCAAATGAAATGTTTCATTAAAATACAATTTGACAAACGGGAGGTCGGTGCAGAACTCGACCTCCACGAGTCAATTGCTAAAAGATTGGAACAAAAAGGATTTGTTTCTTTCAATCAAATTGAAAAAAATAAAACAGAAGAAAAAGTAAAAAACATTAAAAAAGTAAAGTAAAATGAAAAATATATTATTAATAATTAGTATGCTAATTGTTGGAAGTATTACCACGATAGCACAAACAAATAAAGTCATTTCAACAGATAAATACATCGTTGAATATAATGGAGTAGCGACATCCGACACTGTAGGCGGAACTGTAACAACTTGGAACAAACCAATATTGTTAGACAGTTACAATAAAGTATTTTACAACTTTAAAGTAAAAGTAACAGAAACGGCAACATTTTCATGTACGATTAAATTGCAGGGAAAAGTTTTTAGTGATGATGCTTATACAGATATTACAACTAAAACTTATAAAGGGGTTGGCACAGACACAACAGTCACATTTATTCAAGACACGTCAGCTAGTAAGTACCGATATTTTAATGTGTTGATAACACGCACTGCTGGCACAGGTAAATTGACTTATATTAAATCATCGTTTAAACGATAAATAATGACCAATATAGTTTTAAATAGCGATTTCGTTCACCCACGTTATATTTCACAAACAAATGAAAATATTTCGGATATAATC